CACGTTGCTTGCTGCAAGGTAGGCTTTCAGCACTTCCGCGCTTTCCGCGGCAATGATGATGACCTTGCCTTGATGGTCGGTGAAGGTGGCAACGCCGATGAAGGAGTTTTCTGAGGATGGTTCGCTCATGGCGCGACCTCCTTCCCGTCCACATAGGCAATCGCGCCGTCCTCAATGTGTAGCCCCTCATTGCCGGGCGATTCCGAGAATTTTTCGATCCAACATTGGAACCCGCGCTCCGCGGCAAGGCCGGAGAGCATCTTGAGGTTGGCGGAGTTCATCAAAGCGCCCTCGCGGATCAGGATGATTCGCAGGTCCGGGTTTTGACTCATAGCGACCAATGCCGAAATCCTGATTTGCTCCGCGGTGGAAAGCTGGGAGAAGAACACGCCGTTCATCAACACTCCTTCATCCGTCAGTTCCAGCCCGTCGATGGGAAGCGCGGCTTCCTTGATGGCGTTCGACTTCTCGATGTCGATTTCCTCAATCCGCCGGTCCAGCGTGGCATACTCTGAGCGAAGCTTTGTCACGCGCTCGGAAAGTTCCTTGTGCTTGCGCGCTTGGCGCACGGCGCGGTTGGTTTCGTCAACCTTGGCGATGGCGTTGCGGGCTTCGGTGATTTGCTCCGGCGCGGGCGCGGCACCCTTGGCCTTGGCGTATTCCTCACGCGCGAGGATGCTTGCGTCGTCAGCGTCCTTGAACTCAACGCGGGCCTCCGCCATTTCTTTTTCAATCTGTTCGATGCGTGAAATAGCATCCCGGCGGCGCTTGTCTGCCGCTACGGAATCGCTGGCGAGTTTTTCAACCACCCGCGCCTTGGATTCCAAATCTGACAGCGTGCCCACCAGTTCGGCGGCGCTCACTTCCTCGGACGGCACGCCCTCCGAGGGTTCCGGCACGGCGGTAAGCTGGGCGGCGGCTTCTTTGCCGTCGCGGCCTACCGTAGTGCGTTCGACATAATATCTAGCGCGTTTGGCGTCGAGGTCGGAGAAGTCCAGCCCGGCGGCGGCTTTCAGCGCCTCCACTTGATCCCTCGGCTTGAGGCGGGTGAACTCCAAAGGATCAAAAGCGTAGTTGCCAAGCAGGCCGTTGAGGAAAGTTTGCGCCTTCTGCACCGGCAATCCTTCCGCGGTGGTCAGGGTGAGGTAGCTGCCTTTCTTCGTGATCTTGCGTTCCAGCAGGTATTCCGCTTTGTCAGCGCCAAGCGTGAGCTTGATGTTGGCTGCCGGGCGTCCGTGGCGGATGGGATCATCCAAGCCGGTGTTGGACAGCGCAAGGAGGATGCCGTCGAGCACGGAGCTTTTTCCTTGGCCGTTGTCGCCGGTCAGGATCACGGGCTTGCCGGTGGCAGGGTCAATCTCGATGGCGGAGATTCGTTTCAGGTCGTTGATTTCCAAATGTAAAATGTTCATGTCTTTTTGTGTTGGTTAGAAGCGTGCGATTTTGGCTTGAAGGCTGGCGCGGATAGCGACGAGTTGATTCAGGTGGCGCGTTCCCGCTCGTGGCTTGTATCGCCTTATTTGTTTCATCACTTGGATGTCTCCGGAGGTGTTGGCAAGTTGCGTTTGGAGGCTGGCAAGAGCCTCGGTTCTTTGTGCGGTGTGCATGGTTCGGACTTTTGTGAGAATGGGTGAAGTGGGAGGCAGTTTATCGCCTCAATCGGTGCGTGCCGCTTTTGCTTGCGCCGCTGGCCGCTGTTTCCCGTGCTTTCGCTGCGTGTCACTCCACGCCGCCACTTCGTTTGTGCCGTCTCTCCGGCTGGTCACGCTGTTCCTGCCCGCGTTTGGCGCATCAGTATGTTCGCCCCTGCCACTTGCCATCCCTTCACGGATCGCGCAGGAAATGGCCTGCTCTGAGTTGGTCCGCTACTGGCATCGGGGCTTATGGTTGGGAAATGGTCTAAAATGGAATATCATCCGATTCATCCTCCACCGGAGCGGAAGGCGGCTGGGCCTTGGCTGGCGGCGTGGAAACCGTCGATCCCTTCACGGCTGGCTTGTCGTAAAGGAAAGTCTCGATCTTGTTGCGGTCGTAATCCTTCGTTTTGCCTTGCACGCGCTCGATGCCAAGGCGTGCGGTGCCGCGCTGTTTCATTATCCACTTGATGAAGTCAGGCGACTCGAAATCCACCTTGCGGCCCGGATCAATCGACCCGCCGCAAATGCATTTGAGGAACTGGTTGATTTTCCACGCGGCGGCGTCGGAGAAAACAAAGTTCTCATAGACGTGAACCTTGTGATCGTCCGGGCCGTGGAACTCAAACTTGACCGGCAGCATGGCATGGCCGGTTTTCTGAGTGGTGGTCATGGCGTTCACTTCAAGCAGAATGAACGGGTAATCCCCCTTGGGAAGCGGCTCAAAGCTCTTTTCCTCGGGTTCCTGATAGGTGTAATTGCGTGGGTCCATGGTTATGCGGTGTAAATGTGGCTTTCAATGAGTGGGCGGGGAAGCGTGCGGATTGATCCGCGAATGACTGGCGGGAGGCTCTTGTTTTTCGCTCGCAGGCTAGCGGTGAGAGACTTCACCACTTCGTCAAACGCGAGTTCCGCGATATTGTCGCAATGCAGGAGCTTGACCTCGAAAGACAGCTTGCCCTCTTGGATGCGGTAGCGGAACAAGCCGGAAACCTCAAACGTGGTGGATTCCTCCGCGCCCTTGAATACGGGGATGCGGAGTTTCAACCCGGATGGAACGCGCACGTCCCCCGCGGCCTTGGCGTCCGTGGTTTCCTCCCAGCAAAGCGAGGTGTCGCCATTTTGCAGGCGCACGGCATTGGTGAAGGAAACCTTGCGCATACCTGACAGGCTGGTGGCCACGGTTAGCACGTCGGCGGCTTTCGGTTCCATGATGTCATCAAGGTGCTCTTCGATGAACTCCGCGAACTTCTGTTGTGTGAGCGGCTGGCCGCTGATGCGCGTCCAGTCCTGCCATTCGCGGGTGAATTGCAGCGGGAATGTGGCGGAGTGCTCTCCCCATCCGTTCACTTCGTTGTCGTGCCAATCGAAAATCGCGGCAATGTTCATTGCGCTCAGACTGGCGAGCACGACGGTTTGGTCGCTGAGGTGCAGCCAGATGTAATCAAGCAGCGCGTCGATGGATTCCGCCTGAACGTGCCCTTTCGGGTAATCGGGCAGCGTGAAAAGCTCGTCGGGGACGATCTTGTGACCGGGCGGGATGGACACCCCGCCTTTGTTGTTTGGAACGCGCAGGGCGTTGATGAGTTCTTGGATCATGGTTTTAGAGGCGGATTTCGTCGGTGAGGTTGTTGAGGTTGTCGGTGTTGCGGGTTATGCGGGTCAGAATTTCCGTGAGCACTTCTTCAAGGTGGCTGACGGCTGGTTGATCGCGTACGTCTTTCATGTTGGTCGGACAGGCAGGATGGGAGAGCCGGATTCTTTCAGTGCGGCATGCAAGGCGCTCGACAGCTTCCGAGTTGCACAGAATGGCGGTGTTGATTTGATTCAAAATGCTATCCACCGGACTGGAAATCGGTTCAGTCATGGCGCAGTCTTGATATTTTGACATGGCTTTACTGGTTGGCGGCTTTTGGGGTGACTACCTTCGGCTTTTCACCGAACGGCAGCTTGAGTTGCTTCGGGTTGTCGCGGACAAGCTGGCCCTCGTGGACGAAGAACATGCTGGGCGCGATGTCGGGCACGGGAACGCTGCATTTCACGGTTCCGGAGACTTCCACTTGGCCGGAGTCATGGCCGCGCGGTTTGATTTCCAGCGTCAGGGTAAGCGTGCCTTTTTTGGCAGTCTCGCCTACGGCGGCGACAAGTTCCGCAAGTTGCTCGCTTGCCTGTTCGGCAAGGTCGCCATGGGAGACTTCTGACAGGGTGCGGGCAAACATATTGCTCGGCAGTTGGTCGGTTTCTTCACTCATTGGTTTCGGTTGGTTGGGGTTCGGGTTGATTCTTTTCGGCGGCGTGCTCGGTCACGGCTTTGCGGAAGGCGTCTGCTTTGTTCAGGATGTTCTTGCGCTTGGCTTCCTTGAGGTCTGAGAGCTTTTGCCCTTCCAAGAGCCAGCCGATTGACAGGAGGTATGCTGTCGCGTCGTCCTCGATGCCCTTGAACACGCGGGCGAGGTCGTCCGTGCTGGCGTGGACCTTGGCGACCGCGGCGCGGGCGGCGAAGTCGTCCCATGACAGTTCCATTTCGGATGGAAGGTCGAAGCGGGACTTGGCGAGGAATCCGGGGCGCTCTTCCGTGAACATCACGCGCTTGCCCTCTCCCATGGCGCGGGCTTTCTTCGCGCCCTTTTCCTTGCGGAATGATTGATCGAACTTGGCGAAGAACATACAATCCACCGCCTCATGCCACGCCGCGGCGGCTTGCTGGTGCATCTTGAGCAAGTAGCGGTCATACCGCTCGCCCTCGATAACATCCTCCACCGTCTTGACGATGGCATGGCCGAGCGTGACCACGTTCATCTTGTTACGCAGGCGCTTGAGCTTCTTGAAATACTCAACCCATTGTTCGGTCGCGCGGACGTATCCCTTGCCGAAACCTCCGTCGATTTCCTCAATCGAATTGCAACGGGCCTCCTTGCAGAGAAACGCCCAAAGCAGGGGTTCCAATCCGTTCACGGTGTCGATCACCGCAGTTTCAAAATCGTGCGTCTCGTTTTGCAACGTGTCGATGGCCGCGATTGCCTGTTGCCAGTTCTCAAGGATTGGGAGGCGGGCAACGTCCATCGTGCCGGTGCCGTCGTCAGTGCCGATGAAGATGGGCTTCGGTGCGGCGGCGGCGAATGTGGACTTGCCCACGCCGCCGGGGCCGTAAAGTCCGATGAAGTGAGGTCGGGCGATTGGCCCGCGGGTAATTTGTGATAACATGCTCATGTCTTTATTTGGTTGGGAAAATGCGGGCGAGGCAGGCAAGCCCCTCGGTGGTGATCTGGACGATGATGATGCGGCGATCCGTTTGATGCTTTTCGCGGCGCACGAGATTCATCTTTTCAAGCTGGTCAATCAGGCCGGTTGCGGCAGCGGTCGAAAACCCCACCTTGTCGGCAATGGTCGTCATTTTCACGCCGTTGTCAGAGTGACCGATAAGCGTCAAAGCGTGAACCACAGTGACCGCATTGATGTTCTCCTCGCGTGCGCGGCGACACGCCTGCATAAACTGTTCGGTGAAGTTCATGCCCTGCCTCCATTTCCATACCAAGCGGAGGCGCAGAAAAAGACGCAGGCCATGACCCAAGCTCCAGCCACGGCAAAGCCGTTTCGCTGAGTGATGGCGTAAAGGCCAAGTGCGACGGACGCCAAAAACATGATGGCGCATGACAGACAGACGGTTGATGGGTGGATTTTCATATTCATGTTTCGTTGGGTTCCTCTCTTCTCCGGCTCATTTTGAAACCACACAGGGCAGGCATTGTTTTACTTGGCCGCCACCCAAGCGTTTGAAGAGAGGAAATCTTTCAATGCTCGATGTTCTTCTCAATGAACTCGGCAATATCCGACAAGCGGTAAGCGATCTTCTTTTTGGAGGCGAGGACCACGCGGGGGATTCCCATGCTGTCCAGTGTCTTGCCATCCACGTCCAGCAAGCCAGCGGCTTGCGCCTTGGATACGAGCGTCAGCTTCTCGCTGTGCTTCGCCATGATGGTGGCAACGACCTCCGCCTTGGCCTCGGCAAGCACGGTATCAAGTTGCTCGGGGGTGAGGGTGAGGGTGTTCATGCCAGTCTCTCCCGAATGAGTTGCTCGATCCAAGTGGAAAGGCTCAGGCCGTCATTGAAAGCGGCTTTCATCGCCTTGGTGCGGACGCCCGGATTCAGGACTATGTTTTGCCGCACTTTTGTCACCTGTTTGGTGGGACGGCCCCGTTGTTTTTTTGGAGTGGCTTGCTTGCTCATTGCGTGGCGAATGAATGCGCAATGAGTGTGTAGTAAGCAAGTGGGAAATATCACTATGATTAAAATTGCGCACAAAAAATCATTTTGTGATTATAGCCGGGGGGGGGTATTGTCCTCCCGTCATGGACGCGAAACCACAAAAAAAGGTGGCTCAAAAAACCCCGAAAGGCCGTCACAATTTCAGTATTTCTAGCACAACTCTGGAAATGCTGAGGCGTGCCGCAGAAAAAGAAGATTGCTCGATGTCCGCCTTGTTGACCCGCTGGATTTTGGAAAAGACCAGCGGCATGTAAATCACTCCCGTTTCTCCACCCGCATCCTCCGCAATTCACCCATGGTTTCCCGGTGCCTCCGCTCCTGTTGCAAGTTCGCCTCAATCGCCGCTCGCTCTACCTCCAAAGCTGCGGCATCCTCCCGGTCTTGCGCTGCCCACTCGTCGGCAAAGTCCGCCATTCCCCGCGCGGGAGGCAGGCGCGGAATAGGGGTGTCGTCGCGCGAGGTTTCCACCTGTTCCAGACGCGCAAGGATGGCGTCATTGACACGGTGTTGCCGTTCCAGTTCCGCGCGTTTCGCGCCATCGTCACACGCCGCCAGAAAGAGCGGCAAAATCAGGGCAATCGCTTTCATGCGGTGCCAACCTAACATGCCATGAGCACGGTCGTCAAATACAAGTCAGTCAGCGTCACGGTCTATCCGTGGACGCATCCCAGCGGGCGTCAGTATTGGCGCTTCAAGAAGCAAGGTAAAGCCGTGACGCGCGCCAGTGAGGAAGCGGCAAAGCGCGAGGCGTTGGCCTACGCTCGCACTCTCTACCGCGGACACGTCAGCCTGAATGAACTCAGTCCGGACCAGCTTTTGACTGTGAAACAGTTCCTAGAACTGACCCCCACCCTTTCCGATGTTCGGGCGTTTGCCGAATGGCGGAAGCGCCACCGGCCACGGGTGCCGTTGTCATTCGCGCAGGCGGATTTCTTGGCAGCCAAGTCAACTACTGCCGGGCACTACCATCGCCGCAACCTCACGCGCTACTTGTCGCTTCTCGATCCCCTTGCGGATCGTCCCATGTCGGAAATCTGCATAACCGACCTCCGGGCAATCCTTCCGGAAGCGGCTCCGCGCACGCTTTCCAACATCCGGCAAACGTGGGTGACGTTCTGGCGGTGGGCGGCGCGCAATGGAATGACCGACAAGGACTCCGCGGACCTTCCGGCCTTGCTTGACCTTCCTCCGGTCGTTCACGGCATCCCGGCGATCTACACCGCGGATGAACTCCGGGTGATGCTCTCAAACGTGTCCGCTCCATATTTGCCATGGCTGGCATGCGCCGCTTTTTTGGGCATCAGGACTGAGGAAATCGCGCCAATCAAACACAGCGACAAACCCCCGCTCGATTGGTCGGATTTCCATTGGGATCGTGGGTTGGTAATTGTTCGGCCCTCAACCTCCAAGACGGGCAGGCGGCGCGTCATTCCCATCCTCCCGGCGCTTGATGCGTGGTTACGCCCCATCGCCAAGGAGTCCGGGCGCATGGCCCCGCGCATCCCGCCAAGCGCAGGGGAGGGCCGCGCCATGGCGGAAACCACACGGCTGGGAAAACTCATTGGTGGATGGAAGCGAAACGCGCTCCGCCATTCGTGGATCACGTTCCGCGCGGCGCTCGTGGGTATAAGCCAAGCTGCCGGTGAGGCCGGTAACTCGGAGAGCGAAGCCCGGCGCTCCTACGTTGACGCCGCGGGGAAGGATCAAGCGGAGGCGTGGTTCGCCGTGTTCCCCTCGTGACCCCCTCACCCCTGAAATCCCCACTTAACATGAAGAAATCGAAATCCCATCAAGACACTGAAATCCATCACGTTGACCCACACAACGGAACGTGGTGATCCCCCGCTATGACGGTTCGATCCCGTCCTCGTGCATTTACTCCTGTATGGGTTTTCCAGCTATGTTCCCCTTGTGATCCCCTCACGAGCAAATGCGTTTTCTCAGCATCACTAAAAACCATGTCCATCCGTGGCTTTTCGATGGCTTCCCTCCGGGCTTTTCGATGGTGATCCGGTCCCGCCTGTCACCGATGCGGACAGTCCAGCGACGGACGCGCCCGGTTCGGAAGTCGTGCCATTGCAAACAGCCCAAAGCGTCCCCGGTTCGGCGTGGCAGGTTTTCAATCTCAATCTCGGCAAGCGCGCGGTGGTCAATGTCCAACATGCGCCGTTCTGCTTGCGCCTTTTGCGATGCAATCCCCATTTTCCGCGCCGTTTCGGACGAAAATCGACGCTTACGTTGCCAGCGGTTCCTTGTCATTGGTGCTATAATAACTTGTTCGCTTTACTGAAAATCACCAGCATCGAGGGGAACGGCGCGGCTTGGATGTCCTTGAACCGTTTCGTGTAGTCCGCTGGTGAGACGTGGCCTTCGTTGAAGCGCAGGCGGCCCTTGAAGAATCGGATTTCATCGGCCTTTAGCGCGTGTTCGTGGAACCATCTTGTGTCTGTCCTTGCTGGTAGCAGGAAGACGGCGACATCCGCCTCGGGACCTTTGGCCAGCCAGACGCCAATCGTCCGGCCATACGGCGGGTTGCAATAGACTCTCTGACCATCCCATCGGATTGCCGTCCCGTCCCACACTTGCCCAGGTTTGCACGGGTCGAGCGTGAATCCGAACTCTGCATCGAGAGCGGCGTAGAGATCCGGCGGCGTTCCCCATTCGACGTGAGCGGCCTTGAAGCAGGCGTGATCCCTCGAAGAAAGCGAACAAGGCATCGCACCCAATGACTGCCCGGCGGCAGTTTCAGGTGGATTCGGAGCGTCAGGGCGGGCAGTCATGGGTGGATTTTGTCGTTCGATGGACTGAGTTCCGGGGTGATGTCGGCACGGCACCCAAGGCAGATCCACATGCCCACGCCGTTTAGTTCGTGGCCCATGTTGTGCGGGCATTCTTCCTCCATCGGTTCCATGACGTAGGCTGCCTTTCCGTCATCGCGGAGGGTGATCAGCAGGTATGCGATTCCTCGATCCTTCATCACCTTGGCGATGGGCTTGATGAAGGCGGCTTCCCATGCTTTTTTGTTGTTCACATCTTTGCTCATATTGTTGCGGAGTTGGTTGGTAATTCGGCCATCGAACAAGGTCGGTGCTGGCAACCGCGATAACGTCATTCGTGCTCTTCGGGCTTCCCTGGCGCGGTTGCCAGACCTCGTTCGTTGTATGCACTGCGTCCGCTCGTTTCATCAGCGGATTGCGTCAGCGATTCATTGGCTTTCAGAGTCTCATTCTGCGGAGTTTTTCCGCGAGGAATGCGCCCCGCGATTGGTCGCCGCGCAGTGTATCCAGCTTTTCCCACAGTTCGGGCGGTAGCGTGATGCTCGACGTGATGACCGCGTTTTCCTTTGGCTTTCGCCCGGAGCCTTCGCGTTTGCCTCCGCGTTTCACTTTCGGTTCCATTGCTCCCACCCTTCCTTTGCGGATTCAGCCGATGGACCGTAGAAGATTGGAGTGCTTCCGGGGTGGTTGCGCTCGATCCATCTTTCGAGGTCATACGCGGCCAGTTCCCACGAGTCGTGATCGCTGACGCAATCCGTATTCCGGCCCTTGAAGTGGTAGCGCGGACCGTAGTTGGTCCACATGGCTTTGATTCTGATTTCATTGTTTTTCATGGCGGAGCTACGCTACCGCTTGCGTTTGATTTCGTCAACAGGTTTTTCATTCTTCCGCGAAGTCCATTTCGCCTTGCTGAGATACCATCCGCTCCGCGAGACAGATTGTGTCGTTGTGGTCGCCGCCGTGGCAGACGAGCATGGTTTCCAGCGTTTCCCATCCCGGCCCCATCCCTACGGAGTTCCATCCGAAGGACAGCACCACCGTTCCCGGTGTCGCCAGTTGCCGCATGAGGATACGGCATTCCTTTTTCATGCGGGCGGTTTGGGTGTCCTTCATGGTGGCAGTCAGCCCGAGTTCCGAATACACCTCCGACACTTGGCGCGGGCTGTATGGAGGGTCGAAGATTATCAGGTCGGCTTTCACTCCATCGGCTACCATCTTCCGCATGAAGTCGCGGGCTTCCATGTGGTGTTCCGCTTCCGTGTTCGGGTTCATGTCGTTGGTGTGAGTCGCCCACCGCTTATTCCGCGCGAAGGGGTCGATAGACACTTTCGAGTGGCGAAGGTATCGCTTCACCATGTCGCCCATTGGCGGCACTGAGAAGGTATCAGCGGACGGCATAGCCCACACACGGCGGAAGTATGATTCAGGAAGAGAAGAGATGGCGGAAGATGATGGCATACAACAAGGGAGTGATGGCAACGGGAACTAGCCGTTCAAGTCGGTGGCGGATTCGGAGTCCTGCGCGGCTAGTCCCCGCGCCATACCCCCAGCGTTCGGCGAATTGCCGTAGAGTTCGCGAACACATTCGGTCAGCCGTGTCAGCATCATTTGCATTTTGATGGTTTCGATTCGCTCCATAGATTCGGCGGTGAGGATGTCCTCGCCGTATTCCTCGCGGACCTCGACTGAGATTTCTCGCGTCTTGATTCCTTGTCCCGGTTTGATTTCGGGGCAGATGATTGTGAATGGCACGTATTTCGCCGAACCAGGCGCTGCAGGCAACAGCCGCCCCGCTTCTACGTTCGATGTTTCTTGGTTCATTGGTTGTCTCCTTTGCGCTCAGGCGTTGCCGTCGGCGGCTGTGCCTGAGCTTGGTCGT